ATGAACGCAATAATATCGCCCGATTATTACTATATTCTTACCATTGCTGGTCAGTCTAATGCCATGGCGTATGGCGAAGGACTGCCATTACCGGACAGGGAAGATGCGCCTCATCCCAGAATCAAACAATTAGCGAGATTTGCGCATACGCATCCCGGAGGCCCGCCATGTCACTTTAACGACATGATTCCACTGACTCACTGCCCACACGATGTTCAGGATATGCAGGGTTATCACCATCCTCTGGCAACGAATCATCAAACACAGTACGGCACCGTTGGCCAGGCACTGCATATAGCACGGAAATTACTGCCCTTTATTCCTGATAATGCAGGGGTTCTCATCGTTCCGTGTTGCCGTGGCGGATCGGCTTTTACCGCGGGCAGCGAAGGGACATATTCAGAACGGCACGGAGCCAGCCATGATGCTTGTCGTTGGGGAACGGATACTCCGCTATACCAGGATTTAGTCAGCAGAACGCGAGCAGCACTGGCAAAAAATCCGCATAACAAATTCCTCGGCGTATGCTGGATGCAAGGCGAATTTGACTTAATGACCAGTGACTACGCGTCACACCCTCAACACTTTAATCATATGGTTGAAGCCTTTCGTAGGGATCTAAAACAATACCATTCTCAGCTTAATAATATTACTGACGCACCGTGGTTTTGCGGCGATACCACCTGGTACTGGAAAGAAAATTTCCCTCATGCGTATGAAGTTATTTATGGCAATTATCAAAATAATGTTTTAGCCAATATTATTTTCGTCGACTTCCAGCAACAAGGTGAAAGAGGACTGACGAACGCGCCTGATGAAGACCCGGACGATTTAAGCACGGGATATTACGGTTCAGCGTACCGGTCACCGGAGAACTGGACGACGGCACTGCGAAGCAGTCATTTCAGCACGGCAGCCCGTCGGGGGATTATTTCTGACAAGTTTGTAGAAGCAATTTTGCAGTTTTGGCGCGAAAGGTGAGCGTTCATTAATTTGATTTATTCGCATCCATCAGCGCTTTTAACTGCTCCGGCGTAAACGGTGGTTTGCGTCGGTGCAACATCGCATGGCAATTAGGGTACACAGGCAGCAAATCATTAACTGGATCCAGCTGGTAATCCTCTTTAATGGCTGACAGCGGCACCAGGTGATGCACATGGATAAAGCCTTCAGCGATATCACCATAGATCTTCACCAGATCAACACCGCATACGTTGCACTGGCATCCATGATGTTCGACCGCTTTATCTCGGGCCTTTTTATCGCGTTCATAGCGGTTTACTGTCACCTTTATCGCCGCACCTTCAAGGTATGTCTCCTGCGACGGCAACTCATCCGGGAACAGAACGTCGGCTATGGGAGCCGCAGCGGCTTTATCCAGATGAATATGAAATCCCTGCTCTATGAGTAGCTTGACACATTTAGATTTTATTCCGCCGGTGAAATCCGCAGGGGTAAATTGCGTCCCCGTCATCAATGTCGCTGCGATGCCAGCAATCGCCTTCGAGGGGTAACGTCGGCCATGATATTCAATCTCATACAACCGCGCAGGCTGGAACTGATGAGTTTCTCCCGCATCCCATAAATGGATAGCTTCGATGATATACCGCCGCGGAAGATGATCAGGGAGTTTATTCATGGAGAATGTCCTTATACGTTCTCAGAACAGGCAGCAAAAAAACAAATGAGATCAAGGTAATATATCTTCACTTGCAGGCTTGAACAGCAGAAAATTTGCGAGCATGATCGCAATTATTTCACTGCCAGGGATATCAATAGCTTCCAGTAAATCGCTACAGCAGGCAATTGCCAATATAAAAATCTGGCACAAGGGTGAACAGCGCGCGCCGCATAAGCCATTGTTATTGCTATACGTATTAGCGGGATACCTGAATGGACATCCGCGCCTTTTCGATTATTGTAGTGGAACAGTCTACGAGGATGCAGTTCGAAGTGAGTAAGTAAAGGTTGCTGGAAACGATCAATGCCGCCATACAATGATTTTTTAGGATCAACAATGAGTAATAAAAACTACGAAAGTCACCGCAAAGCGATTGTTAGTAAAGGTATACCACCCGCTCTATTAAATAGGCTCACCAATTCGGATGTTCAGGTGATCAATACCTTCTTAACACGAGTGAGCAAACTGGAACTATCTCAACAAGAGAAAGACTGGATCATAAAAATCATCTCTATGGTTTAGACAATTTCAGCCTTGTAGCCTTTCAAGGGTTTTGTGTGGGTACAAACATTATCGAATCGGGGTATAGCCGCAGCTGTAGCTGTATCCACATCAGTAAGTTGATGTAGGTTGACTTAGGTTGAGCGAAAAATAGCGAAAAGCCTTGTGTGGCGCGGATTTCAGTCATAAAAAAACGTCCGTTGATGTCTATTGATGTTCCGATGGTGCGAAGGTGCGAAGGCCGGACTCAAATATCAAAATAAGTCAATGATAAAAAACAAATAATAAAAAACAAAAATGAAATATGCCCCCTTTTGTGCCCCCACTGTTTTTCTGACCAATCTATTTTCAACCCATCAACAAATCGGAAAGTTAACTAATTTTTAATCAGTGAGTTTGGATCCGTAGCTCGGATCCAAACCAGTGCATCTTTTACCCACATAAAAAATTTTTTTTCGGAAGAACTGTTCACACTGTTCACCCTTTGATTTTCTCCTTTTATTTCAGAGTAATAGATGGTGAATAATGGGTGAAGGGTGAACATTCGATTCTTCACCTCCGGCATTCTGCCGGTGTGACTCATACCGGTGATTAATCCCCCGTACTGAAATCACTCAGGAAGAAAAAAGTTTTTTTTGATTTGATTGTTCACACTGTTCACCTTTCGTTTTTCTCTTTTAATTTCAGTGTGATAACGGGTGAACATACGGTGAAGGGTGAACAGTGGATTGTTCACCTTCGGGGGATATCGGGATAAAAAAAAGACCGGCAGATGCCGGTCAGGTGGGTCAGGCTGTTGCAGGGTCGTCACATTTTGGCAGCCAGTCGCCGTAGCTTTCCTCTTTCAGTGTCAGGTTGGTCTGTATCCCCTGTTTGGTATGGCGCTTCTCGTAATTCAGTCCGTATTCCTTCAGCATCACCGGCAGCCCCAGCCCGAACATTTTCAGACTGAGTACGTTCCGGTAGCCGTTTGCCTCCATGTAGGCCAGATAGGCGTGATAGAGGTATTTACGGTAATTGCGCGGGATGATACTGGCGTTCCCCATATACATGCCGCTGGTCTGCGGCAGGGTTTCCAGATAGCCGATAAAATCAAACGTCGGGTCGGCATCCCGTTTGATGTTCAGCGCCTCGTCTGAGTTCTGCTGGGACTGAAGCAGTGACCGGGCGAGCATCGGGTCGCTGAATTTCTGCATCAGGTGACGCACGATGACCGCCAGCTCGCGGGTGATTTTGTCCTTAAGCTGCGGGTCGCGCTCCTGCGGGGCTATCTGTTCAGGGAAGTGAATAATCACCCGCCGGCGTGACACGCCGCCGCTGCGGTCGGTGAAGCGCATCGGGTTATTGTTCACGGCCAGAATCACCGCCGGGATGTGCGTGGAGTACGCATCCCGGTATTTCGGGTCAACGGACACCGCATCGCCGCCGGTGATGGCCTTGAGTCCGGCACCGTCGCCGCTCCATTTTTCCTGGTCAGGCAGGCGTATCAGTGAGAAGCCAGTTAACGCGGCACGTTCACGCGGGGATTCCAGCGTCTCAATGGTGGCCGATGTGGCGTTATCCTCCCCGGCCAGCAGGGTGGCTATTTCGGCCATGATACTTTTGCCGCTGCCGCCGGGACCGGTCACCTCCAGAAAGAGCTGCCAGTCGTAGCGGTTTGCCAGCACCATAAACAGTGCGGCCAGAATCACGTCGCGTTTTTCCGCACGGCCACCGGCGGCACGGTCAAGCCAGCGCCAGAACGCGGGGGCGTGGGTTTCCAGCGTTTCCCCTTCCACCGGTGGGGTGAAATCCACATCACACAGGGTGCGCATCCAGTGTGACGGACTGTGCGGGTGGAACGTGCCGTTCTGTGTGTCGAGCACACCGTTACGAAAGCCAATCAGGCGGCGGGAGGGGGCTTCCTGCTGCGGAATAATCAGCTTCAGGGTGTCCACCACGGAGGCCACCTTCCCGGAGGAGAACGGCGCGCGCAGCCGCTGAAACAGCCCGGCCACATCCCGGGCAAAGTCCTGTGGCGGCAGCACCTTCCAGACACCATTTTCATAACGGGACAGAAGCTGGCCGTTGGCATCGACCGCGAGCGCCTCGCCGTAATGCTCATAGATACGCATGGCCTTTTCGCTGGTACTCATGGCGGAAAACTCCGCTTCGCTCATGGTGTCGAACGGGCTTTCAGCCGGTGGCCGGATGGCATCGTAAATGGCCTTACGGGTGGCCTCCCCGCCGTACTGCGTGAAGGCATCATTCCAGTCACCGAAGACCGGCGGCAGGGCAACAACACCTTCACACGCATCTGCGGCTGCGGCGGCTTTTTTCTGGCCGTCACCGCTGAGGTCACGGTCTGCGGCAAGGACAATCTGACAGGCCGGATGCTTCTGCCGGGCAAGTCTGGCCAGAGAAAGGAGGTTCACGGAAGAAAGCGCCACCATCACCGTTTCACCGGTCAGGTGATGCACGGTAAGTGCGGTCGCGTATCCCTCCGCTATCCACAGACGTTTTCCGGCCTGATTCTGTCCTTCAAGGATGTGACAGGTGCCCCTGACCTGTCCGCCTTTCAGGGTGCGCTTACGGCCGTCAGCACTGATTAACTGAAGGTTAACCAGTTCGCCGCTGTCGTCATACAGTGGCACCACAAGGTCACCGGCGCGCCAGCTCACGCCACCGGCTCTGTGTGTGCCGGTCAGCATCCGGCATTCCCGGCCGGGAAAGCCCTTGCGGGTCAGGTAGGCGTTACCGGTTCCGGGACGGGTTTTCGCCATCAGGGTTTGTGCCAGTGCGGCGGCGTTCTTCCGGGCGGCTTCTGTTTCAGCAACGGCGGCGGCCGTCACTGCCGGGTCAGCCGGGGGCAGGCTGCCGGTCACGGCAGCCACCTTTGCGGCCGCGTCGGACGGGGAAACACCAAACACCTTTTCAACCAGTTTCAGGCCGTCACCGGCACCACACTGATTGCAGTACCAGGTGCCGCGCCCCTCCCTGTCATCAAAACGGAAGCGGTCACTCCCGCCACAGACCGGACAGGGCTGATGACGGTTTTTCAGCACCTGAATCCCCAGCGCCGGGAGAATACGCGGCCAGTGGCCGAGCGCATGACTGACGGTGGCGGTTACGTTCATTTTCATGGTGTAGTTCTCCTTCAGTGCAGTACCGGCGCTTTTATGTGACGGGCACAGAGTTCATCCATCACAACCAGCCCGAGAAAGGACAGCGACGGCGCGGCCTTCAGGGGGCCGGATTCCATTAAATCTTCCAGCAGGGCACAGGCTATCTGACGCCCTTTTTCCTCACCGTGCTGGCGCAGATAAAAGCCTTCCAGCTCAGCGGCGATGGCCGCCTCCAGTGACTCAAGGGTGAGATGCGGGTAGCGGTGCTGACGTTCGCACACGGTCAGCCAGGCACAGGCGACAGCACGACGGTAAAGGGCAGCGCGTAAGACGGGCGGTAAGGGTGTTTTCATTTGCTTTCCTCCCTGTGACAGATGACTGCATTCCGTGCCGGTTGCATTAACTGATAAGGCATATCTGCGTCTCCTGAAGACGTGCGTATCCCTGCGCGAATACGCACATTTAATTTTTCGGGTGTCGTTTTTTAATTACAGATAATTGCGGTAACTGTTATCCGGGGTGATTTCCGGGTCAGGCTCCGTGCGGGGAATTTCCCGCCATTCCCGCGCCACCGGTGCCGCCCGGCTGACCGGAACAGGGTCCTGCGGGTAAATATCCAGATATTTCTCCCGCCATTTCTGTAATTCCGGGTCTCCGGCCATTTCTTTCAGTACCGCATGCCGGTTTACGGGGCTGCGTTTAAACAGGTCAGGACGGTCACAGGTAAATTCCCGCAGAAAACGCCCCAGCGGGATGTCTGTGGTGCGCCCGTCAGCGAGGATACGCACAAGGATACTGAATTTACGGCGGTACGGGTTCCAGACAATGTCCGGGCAGCGGTACGGCATTTCCCACGGAATACCGTCTTCCAGAATGCCGACCACGGCCACATCGGGAAAACCGGCAGAACGGTAAATCTCACCGGGCTGGGGAAAATCAAACATGCGTCCTGTCTCCCCGGTCTTTCTGCTGGGCGAGAAAATCGCGGCACAGGCCTTTGGCTTTCAGCTCATTCAGCACAAAATCAATATCTTCATTCAGGTAGCTGAAAATATGCGGAATGTAGAGCTGATGCAGGCCGGAGAGTTCACGGTGAATCAAATCACCCCCAACAAACTGGGATACGGCGCTGGCGCGGTTGAGCTTATGGTAAGCCTCAATGCTGAGGTGTTCACGGGCGTCATGACGCGCTGAGACGGTCTGAGGGGCTTTTTTATTACGCACGGGACACCTCCACCACCGGCAGACGGGCAGCAAGGGAGAGCACATAGTCACGGACAAGGGAACGGCGGGCACTGCGTTCATCACCGGCGACGGTGCGAAGCATACAGATACGGGGATGACGGTCTGCGCGACGGACAGCCGCAAACACAAAGACAAATTCAGGGTGTGAGGGGGTAAGGGTTGTAGCCATAAGGCCGTCTCCTTCGAGTAGCAAATAACTGCTATCGCCGGAGTTCCTACGCTCGATGGCGATAGCCCAGACGGGGGTAGGAATACCGGCCTCGAAGAATACCGGCCAGCCCGGAGGCTGCCCCGCCTGAGCTACCATTGACTCAGTGGCATAACATGCGATTGCGAACAGGATCATACCTGCACGGCAAACCACACGCCACACCATAATCTGGCGCTCTGTGGCGTTGATTGCGACACAAAAAAAGACGCATGGCGCGTCATATGTCGCCTTCGAGTTACACGGGTTCCTACGCCCGGCTGCCGATTTTGCGACAGCGGAAAAACTATATCCGCAAATGCCGGAAAAAGGCAAGCCAGAAAAAGGGACTTTTTGCAGAACAGGCATCATCATGCGTCGTACCCCCGTTTGCGTCCGGCAATGCGCCCGGCCATCCATGCGGTGACTTCAGAGTGCAGCCAGGCCACATTTTTACCGCCAAGACTCACCTGCGGCGGAAATTCCCCCTTACGGATGAGTTCATAGATGGTCGAGCGTGACAGGCCGCACAGGTGCATCACTTCCGGCAGACGTAAAAAACGCTCCTGCGTGATGTCCGGCAGCGGCATCAGTGGCGTCACAGGGGCGGGAGACGGGGAAGAAAAAACAGCTTGCATCGGGCTACCTCGTTAATGTCCATACAGCACCGGATAAGTCCGTCCGGCTTCGGGTAGCGCTTTATTTTGTGAATATTTTCGGCAGACGCAACAGGGGGGATTTGTTCCGGCAGTCTTACAATGGCTGTGTATTTTTTGTACATCAGCGCAGATAGCTTTAAAACGCTCTGGAAGGAGCTGGAAAAAATTATAGTGAAATACAAATTGTTTTTTCTTATTTATTTCAGTGAATTAATAAAAATAAAAAGTAATGAACAGCACAAAAAGCCCATTAACGGGTGAACAGTGGTGAACAGACGGTGAACAGTCATTACTGCGATTGTTCACCCTTTAACTTACTGTATTACTTATCTTTTTTCTTATGGTGAACAGAGGTGAACAGTAAAATATAAAAAAACAAACAGTAAGCCGGTTTTTCCTGCGACCTTTTCCTGGCTTGCCGGTCTGAGGATGAGTCTCCTGTGTCAGGGCTGGCACATCTGCAATGCGTCGTGTTGTTGTCCGGTGTACGTCACAATTTTCTTAACCTGAAGTGACGAGGAGCCGGAAAATGTCTGACCACACTATCCCTGAATATCTGCAACCCGCACTGGCACAACTGGAAAAGGCCAGAGCCGCCCATCTTGAGAACGCCCGCCTGATGGATGAGACCGTCGCGGCCATTGAACGGGCAGAGCAGGAAAAAAATGCGCTGGCGCAGGCCGACGGAAACGACGCTGACGACTGGCGCACGGCCTTTCGTGCAGCCGGTGGTGTCCTGAGCGACGAGCTGAAACAGCGCCACATTGAGCGCGTGGCACGCCGGGAGCTGGTACAGGAATATGACAATCTGGCCGTGGTGCTGAATTTCGAACGTGAACGCCTGAAAGGGGCGTGTGACAGCACGGCCACCGCCTACCGGAAGGCACATCATCACCTGCTGAGTCTGTATGCAGAGCATGAGCTGGAACACGCCCTGAATGAAACCTGTGAGGCGCTTGTCCGGGCAATGCATCTGAGCATTCTGGTACAGGAAAATCCGCTCGCCAACACCACCGGGCATCAGGGCTACGTCGCACCCGATAAAGCTGTCATGCAGCAGGTGAAATCATCGCTGGAACAGAAAATAAAACAGATGCAAATCAGCCTCACCGGCGAGCCGGTTCTCCGGCTGACCGGACTGTCAGCGGCAACACTTCCGCACATGGATTATGAGGTGGCGGGCACACCGGCACAGCGCAAGGTGTGGCAGGACAAAATAGACCAGCAGGGAGCAGAGCTTAAGGCCAGAGGACTGCTGTCATGATTTACTGCCCGTCGTGTGGACATGTTGCTCACACCCGCCGCGCACATTTCATGGACGATGGCACCAAGATAATGATTGCACAGTGCCGGAATATTTATTGCTCTGCGACATTTGAAGCGAGTGAAAGCTTTTTCTCTGACAGTAAAGATTCAGGAATGGAATACATTTCAGGCAAACAGAGATACCGCGATTCACTGACGTCAGCCTCCGGCAGTATGAAACGCCCGAAAAGAATGCTTGTTACCGGATATTGTTGTCGGAGATGTAAAGGCCTTGCACTGTCAAGAACATCGCGGCGTCTCTCTCAGGAAGTCACCGAGCGTTTTTATGTGTGCACGGATCCGGGCTGTGGTCTGGTGTTTAAAACGCTTCAGACCATCAACCGCTTCATTGTCCGCCCGGTCACACCGGACGAACTGGCAGAACGCCTGCATGAAAAACAGGAACTGCCGCCAGTACGGTTAAAAACACAATCATATTCGCTGCGTCTGGAATGAGGGCTGCCGGTTAACACCGGCCGTCGCCGCACACCGTATTTTTATTCTTCAGCATGATGAGAAAGAGATAACGATGGAAAGCACAGCCTTACAGCAGGCCTTTGACACCTATCAGAATAACAAAGCAGCATGGCTGCAACGCAAAAATGAGCTGGCAGCGGCCGAACAGGAATACCTGCGGCTTCTGTCAGGAGAAGGCAGAAACGTCAGTCGCCTGGACGAATTACGCAATATTATCGAAGTCAGAAAATGGCAGGTGAATCAGGCCGCCGGTCGTTATATTCGTTCGCATGAAGCCGTTCAGCACATCAGCATCCGCGACCGGCTGAATGATTTTATGCAGCAGCACGGCACAGTACTGGCGGCCGCACTGGCACCGGAGCTGATGGGCTACAGTGAACTGACGGTCATTGCCCGAAACTGTGCCATACAGCGTGCCACAGATGCCCTGCGTGAAGCCCTCCTGTCCTGGCTTGCGAAGGGTGAAAAAATTAATTATTCCGCACAGGATAGCGACATTTTAACGACCATCGGATTCAGGCCTGACGCGGCTTCGGTGGATGACAGCCGTGAAAAATTCACCCCTGCGCAGAACATGATTTTTTCGCGTAAAAGTGCGCAACTGGCATCACATCAGTCTGTGTAAAACTCCCCGAAAATCTGCCCGTTTTTACTGAAAAAAGCCATGCATCGATAAGGTGCATGGCTTTGCATGCGTTTTCTTGCCTCATTTTCTGCAGACCGCGCCATTCCCGGCGCGGCCTGAGCGTGTCAGTGCAACTGCATTAAAACCGCCCCGCAAAGCGGGCGGGCGAGGCGGGGAAAGCACTGCGCGCCAACTTTAAATGATTTCTCTTTTACAGCCAGTTCAATTGACAAAATAGAATATAAATCTTTGAATATCTCGATTAAATATTTTAATGAAAAACGAATAGAACCAAATGAATTATTCTTAGTGACTTTTTCATAAACAAAAAAATTAGGATGAAGTTATATTCAACACAAATAAATAATTATATACCCCTGTTGCATCGCTAAGTATTTAGCGATGCAACAGGACATTGAGGGATTTACTGTTTACGGATAATATTACTATCGAAATGCAAAAGATTCACATGCAAACCATCCAGCATGGCAATTAAATCAGTAAATTTTTCACTAGTACCCATAATAATCTGTTTTTCTTGAATATACGACTCAGATGCTTTCTTAATTAGTGTTCTAAAACTAGCATCTTTAGTTTCTTGCTGTCTTGGTTCATCCATAATCAACAGTCCCAAATGATTAGTTGAGATATCTCTTGCACTGGAATCTAACATCAACAATGAATACAAATATGACCAAATCACCCTAATGTTATCACTGGCGGATGCTTCAGAGCCGATATCTATACCATCGACAGTTGGTTTGTATGTATTTCTCGATAAATCAAACTCTTCAATTGGTGTACTTTTATAACCAAAATCCTCCAAGTTTGATTTAAATGAATCACGTAATAACCTCAACTTTAATATATCTGCTTTGCTAAAACCATCATACGGAAGTACTGTTAGTTGATTATTACAATCATACCAATCAGAAAGAACAGCCATAAGTGTATCTTTTTTACTAATTTCGAATTCCTCCAGTGAGTTTAAAATGTCGATATCCTTTTCCAGTTTAACTTCCTTTCTTATGAGTTCTCTAAGCTCGGAGTTTATAGGAGATGATATGCTACGCTGAACTTCTTTGATCTGATTACGCAAGTCTCGAACTTTAGCATTAGCTACTTTTAATGCAGCTTCTTTTCTTTCAAATTTTATTTTTTCACTTTTTGCCAAGCTATCAAATACTGCATAGGTTTTTTCTAGATACTTTATATTATCTTCAACCGTTAGGTGATGCTGCCAACTTACTGATTTAGTGTATGATGGTGTTTTTGAGGTGCTCCAGTGGCTTCTGTTTCTATCAGCTGTCCCTCCTGTTCAGCTACTGACGGGGTGGTGCGTAACGGCAAAAGCACCGCCGGACATCAGCGCTATCTCTGCTCTCACTGCCGTAAAACATGGCAACTGCAGTTCACTTACACCGCTTCTCAACCCGGTACGCACCAGAAAATCATTGATATGGCCATGAATGGCGTTGGATGCCGGGCAACTGCCCGCATTATGGGCGTTGGCCTCAACACGATTTTACGTCACTTAAAAAACTCAGGCCGCAGTCGGTAACCTCGCGCATACAGCCGGGCAGTGACGTCATCGTCTGCGCAGAAATGGACGAACAGTGGGGATACGTCGGGGCTAAATCGCGCCAGCGCTGGCTGTTTTACGCGTATGACAGGCTCCGGAAGACGGTTGTTGCGCACGTATTCGGTGAACGCACTATGGCGACGCTGGTGCGTCTTATGAGCCTGCTGTCACCCTTTGACGTGGTGATATGGATGACGGATGGCTGGCCGCTGTATGAATCCCGCCTGAAGGGAAAGCTGCACGTAATCAGCAAGCGATATACGCAGCGAATTGAGCGGCATAACCTGAATCTGAGGCAGCACCTGGCACGGCTGGGACGGAAGTCGCTGTCGTTCTCAAAATCGGTGGAGCTGCATGACAAAGTCATCGGGCATTATCTGAACATAAAACACTATCAATAAGTTGGAGTCATTACCCAACCGTTAATGTCTTTCCATCAAAGCTCGCTGGTAAGAGAGTATCTTCAACGGCTTGTCCACAAGTTGGGCAACTACCAGTGACAAAAGAAAAATCCTCCTGCGAGCCCAATAACTTAAGCTTTTCAATATCTCTATATTTTCTAAGACTTTCTTTTGTATCAGTCAGACTCTTATTAATTGAACTTATATACAGTTTATTAGACTCTATGTCAGAGATTAATAATGAAAGAGCATATTCTTGATTAGCTAAATTCACTCGAAGACTATCAAGAACAGAATCTAACACCCCATCATTAGGGATGTCGTTATTTTTTAATTGTGCTCTAATATATTCTAATTCGTTCTCTTTATGAGCCTTGTATAGTGGTAAAGAAATCTCACGATTATTTTCATCCAATGTATATAAATCACTATCTTGATAGGTATCTGATTTTGTAGTGATTTTATCAGGTATTCTTGTTGATACAAAGAAGCCATAAGCCTTTGCATTAGACTCTAACTCTGAGATTGTATTTGCCCATTTAGTTTCAAGATTTTTCTTTTCATCTAAAAATATCTCGCGTTTCTTTCTTATTTCTCGAACATCTAAATTAAGAGTATATTCAAGAACGTTTTGTGATAAATCCTTAATACCCAAGTAAGTAGGAATAACATTTAGAATCCCACCCCAACCTCTTGTTTGCTCTACATAATTAACTGTGAATATTGACTCAAGATAAAGTGGACACTTGGTTCCATCATATTTAATCACTTCGGGCTGTGTTATCCCTAAGAAATTCGAAAGAAAATAATGAAATCCTTTCTCACGCTGAGCAGAACCGGGATCTTTCAAAAAATAGTCCGTAAATTTGTGAGGATTGATTTTATCGAACTCACAGTCATATACGGTAACGATTTTTGAAATATCACTATCACTTTTTCTTAAAATAGTTATTTTTCTTGAATGTTCGTTAGAAAGTTGGAGATAAATTTTTGATTCATTAACCGGTATTTCAGTATCATTATTATCACGTAATTTAGTAGTTAGAGCAGACTTTAAGGGATTTTTTCTGGATGGTCCCAATATTCCCTCCAATCCTAGTGCATAAATAATTGATTGTATACAGGTGGATTTACCAGAAGAGTTCTCAGCACTTATAATATTTAGACCATAGCCAAATTTAAGGTCTGTCCCATATATTCCATCACTAGTATTTGTTCGTATAATTAATCTCTCAATCTTAAGTTTGCTCATATAATTCCCCTGTATAATATTTGATCTATCTTTTTATCGGAAAATTCAGATTTACTATAGTTCTCGATAAATTCCTTTTCAAAAACGAATAATGTTGAATCTTTGTAAATTTTATTAGATAAGAGCGTGCCCTTATTGGTTAACACAACGCTTTTTGCAGCATCCAAAGTAAATATACCTTCTGCCACTCCCAACGAAATAGCTCTATCTAAGAGAGGATCAAACCGAATGCTTATATCCGCATTACCTCCTTCAGTGAAATACCGACTTCTTTTATCGGCGGAGGAAATCAAAGAATATAAAACTTGCATTTTTTTTAAACTCGCAGAAGAGCCTCTGCATAGTTTTTTAAGAATGATAGCAAGCAAGGATATTCTCCAGATGGGTCTTAATTCGGGTTCAACAGGCGAACCAGTCGAGTTAAAAGTCATCTTTTCAGGCGTTTCTTTTAGAATATCCATGATTAAAAGTCCAAATTACAGCGCATTAGCCAATCACCAACCACTCCGGTAGAAATACATTTTAGATTATCTTGATGAAGACGGCTAGACTGTTTTAGCTTATCATTAAGGTGTTGAATTTGCTGAGTCAGAGTCAAATTTTCAGAATCAAAAAAAGCCAAGGACAAATCTTGCTCACGATCCAGTATACCATTTGTTATATTTTCATATAAACTAGGATAGTTATCTTTGAGGCCACTCATGATGTTTTTATACATAACTATATTTTTTAATAATACAGTTGAAGCTGTCTGTACTTGACGCTCATCATTTTTTATCTTTCTAAGCTTCCTTGAAATATTATCGCCAAACTCGCTATTGTTATCTTTTAGATTATCAATATCGTTAATATCGACTTCAGGAAGTTCTATCCTCAATAATCTAAGCCCGCTGCTAATTAATTCATCTTCCTCTTTTTTGAAATTTTCTCGATCCCAAATAAGCACCTTGAAATCATCATTATCAACATAAGGTAATTTAGCAGCTAGAACTTCACTTTCTTTTTTTGTTGCATGAACATTCAATTTTTTAGATAAGTGAGATGGCACTACCAAAATCCATCTTTTTATTCTGGTGTTTTGTAGAATTTCTTTTAAATACCCCTTTTTATCTGAAATGAATTTTGCAACATCCGCGGTCATCTTGTCTCTTTGTTTTTCATACAACTTATCAACTGTACATGCCTCATTAGGACAATAAGACTGAAAAGCATATCCCTGTACACAATATCCCTCAATTCCAGCGTCCCCATTATGAAAATCAGGTATAGATATATAATTTACTTCACCAAATTTTAGTCGGAGTAAATCATTTACATGAGATTCCCATTCTTTGGCTTCCCAAATTTTATTTTTCGATATTTCCATAAAATCGTCAACTTGAGATGAATATTTTTCAATTTAAAAGATCATTAACACAAATACACATTGAAATCAACCACCAAGTTTTAAATAGTCGATTTATAGCAAATTTTATTTCTAGAAACTTCAGCAAAAGTTTTTACTTTTTTAATCGTGCAAAATCGAATGGCGTGATGAAAGTTGTTTTATTCATATCAAGATAATCAGCCCACCATTGAATCATTAGGCGTCGTTCTTCTAAATGTTCTGATGTATGAATATATGCAGCACGCACATTGTTGCGCTCTGAGTGACTTAACTGCCGTTCTATCGCGTCGTCGCTCCATAACCCTGACTCACCTAACGCACCGCGAGCCATAGTTCTAAATCCATGTCCACACACTTCAGTCTTAGTGTCATATCCCATTGCACGTAATGCGCTGTTTACTGTGTTTTCACTCATAACCTTAGTTGCGTCATGATCACCAGGAAAAAGCAGCTCCTTATCACCACTAATCTGCTTTAGCTGGTCTAATAAATTCATCGCCTGACGACTAAGCGGCACGATATGCTCCTCTTTCATCTTCATGCCACGGTACGAATAACGCACCCCTTTAATTTCTTCTCGTTTTGCAGGTATGCGCCAAAGAGATTTATCGAAGTCGAATTCACCCCAACGCGCGAAACGTAACTCGCTGGAACGCACAAAAGTAAGTAACGAAAGCTCAACCGCAATTCGTGTCATTACACGCCCACGATATGCAGCAAGACGAGCAAGAAACTCAGGGAACCTGCTGGAGGGTAAGGCGGGGTAATGTCGCGCTTTGGTTGTCGATAACGCACCGGCCATGTCACTGGCTGGATTAAAGTCGATATAATCGTTCTGCACGGCATAACGCATAATAGCCGTGACACGCTGCTGAAGACGCTGTGCAACGTCATGCTTGCCACTGGCATCAACCTTTTTAATAGGGGCTAACAGGTGGCTGGTTTTGAGCTGGCGAATGTCAGATGAACCGATATATGGAAAGATATAAAGTTCAAGATAGCGAAGAACGCGCAATCGATGGTCTTCACTCCATCGCTTGTTACTAGCATGCCATTCACGAGCAATGGTTTCGAAAGTATATGCCCCCGAGTTCTCGGCCTGAGCCTCTTTCTGTTCGGCTTTTGGATCAATGCCCTGCGCTAACAGCTTTTTGGCTTCATCGCGCTTTGCTCTTGCCTGAGCAAGCGTCACAGTAGGCCAAACACCAAACGCGAGACGATCCTCTTTTTTGTCAGAGGGACGTCTGTATTTCATGCGCCAGTATTTGGAACCTTTGGCCGAAACCTCAAGATACAAACCACCACCATCGGCCATTTTGTAGGTTTTGTCTTTTGGCTTTGCGGTCTCGACCTGTCTGGCGTTGAGCTTCAT